TTCTGTTGCTTACTATTTATATCAAGTAGGTCTACTAACATTCTCAACATCTGCCTTATCAACTGGTACTGGCATTACTTGGGGTGGTGGTGGTGTTGGTGTAACTGATAGATCAATCGGTCAATTTGCTGGTTGTACAGTTGTCATCGACTCACAGGTAAACACAAACGATCCTACAACTACTGGTAATCGTCAGGAGTTCCGTTGTTACTTAATGAAGTCAGGAACAATTCTTGAGGGTGTTCAGTCTGAGCTAGGTATTGAAGCAGAGAGAAACAGCTTATCACGTTATGGGTACTAAGTGGACAAACGCTGCTGATAACCCTGCTAACTCAGCACTTAGAACAGGATCTAACTGGTCTGCAACATATGATATTGACCAAATTCCTATGGTTGAAATCTTTGTTAACTCTCCACTAGACAATGGTCTAAAGTCTTAATTTATTTTAAGATTAAAATGTGGTCATTAAACCTCATCAATTATTGGTGGGGTTTTTTCTTTACGCTACAATAAAACTAAATTACTTTAATAATCGTGGCAGCTACCATAAATGCAACTATAAAAAGTGAAACTGCTAATAGTTATGTCACTTTATCTGAGTCTAATGATTATTTTGATACCTCTCCAGATTCTTCAACTTGGACAAATAAAACAGATGATCAGAAGAAAAGAGCATTAATATCAGCTACAAGATGGATTGATACCTTAGTTTTTTATGGCGATAGATGTGATGAAAGTCAGGCACTAAAATTTCCAAGAACAAATTATCAAGTTGATGGTGTTGAACTGGCTTGTACAACTATTCCAAATAATATTAAATATGCACAATATGAATTAGCCAGAGCATTAGCAAATGATACTGATGCTATTACTGGTACTACTGGTAAAGATGGAAACTTTGAAGAAGTAAAACTAGGAGATATTCAAGTTAAGTACAATACTGCAAGTCAGGGAACTGGATCTGTAAATAATATTCTTGACGTTTATCCGTGGCTACAAAGTTATCTTGGAGCATATATGCTTGGTGGTGCTGGTAGTTTTCAACTTAGAGTGGTTAGAGGATAATGGCAGGTCAACTTGATTCACTATTAAAAAGTGTTGCTAAAGATGTTGTATCAACTCTTGGAACTTCATTAGATTCTTCTATTACTTATACCAAAAAAGCATCGGGAAGTTATAACACAAGCACAGGTGCATATACTACAACTGATACCAGTTACAGTATTAAAGTTCCGATTGAATTTGTTAGATCAGAAGAAGATTTAGGTAAAGAGATAAGAGAGTTTAGAACTTATATAACACCTGATCTTATTGGAGATAATCAACCTGATCTTGATGATGAGATTACATTAACTTACGCAGGATCAACTAGAGTGGCAAAGATAGTTAATATAAGTACATTACAGGGTGGACAAACTTATCTGTTCACAATCCTTGCGAGGTTCTAATGGCAAAATCAGATCCTAATGCTTTTACTAATAGTATTGCTTCAACAAAAGGAGAATTAAATATTCAATTAAATAATTTGATAAATAGAGTTCTTACAGATTTACCATCAGAAAGTCCTCAATATACTGGTTTTTTTGCTTCAAGTTGGCAAGCTAATACTTATAGACTTTTATCAAATGAACAAAGAACTGCTCCGTGGACTCAGGTAAAAAAAGATAGAGATAATGGTATTAAAACAGCACCAATTATTGAACCTCGATACCCCCTTGATCGAAAGTTTAAATTTGGAGAAACAGTATTTATAGGTAACAGGGCTGAATATGCAAGACAAGCATTAGGTTCTCAAAATAGTTCAATTATGACTTATGTAGAAAATTTAAGTCAGGTTGTTGAATTTGTATTTGGTCAAAGTATGGTTCAACCAGATGTAAGGGTTGCTGGTAGTCAAGTATTATATCAAGGTGTTCAAGCAGGTAGAACTGCTCCAGCTTTAGGTTCTAAATATAGAAAATTATGAGTTTAGTTAACGCAAGAGCAGCTTTTGAAAAGGCTATTACTGATGCAGTTGCAGCAGCAGATAATACTGTCCTTATGATTTATGACAATGTAACTTATACAACTCCTGGAAAAACTAAAAAATTTATCACAACTTCAATTACTTTTACCCAATCAACTATACAGAATCAAGGTGCGGCAGCAGACTATTATTCTGGTGCAATTCAATGTAATATTTATGTTCCAAAAGGTAAAGGTACTTCTGTTTTATCTTCATTAGGAGAGGCTGTAATTGATGGACTAACTTCTATAAATGCTTCTAATTATTCAGATCCATTTTCTTGTTCTCCTAGAGTTGGTGAAGTAAGTGGTATTATTCCTGTTGAAATTGAAGATCGTTCACATTTCTTAGGAATTGTATCTTGTGCTTTTTTTGCTAATAGCTGATATACTTCTAATAGCTATACAATGACATGACTAGAGCAGTTGATCTCCTCAAAAATAAATTTGGTGTAAGCCAACTTTATAAATATGACATCATGGATAATGAAGAAATCCTGTTGACTATTTTTTGGCATCCATTGACCATTGCTGAACGTGAGATGATTCAGAAAAAAAGTGGAACTGAAGATGCAAATGATTTTGCTTTACAACTGATGATTGAAAAAGCATTAGATAAAGATAGTAAAAGATTATTTGCTGATGGAGATAAAGCATCATTAAGAAGAGAAGTTGCTGCTTCTGTTTTACAAGAGATACAACTGGCTATGTTAGAAGCTGGTTCTGATAAGGAGGTTGAAGAGGCAAAAGCCGATTTGAAAAGCTAATCCTGATTGGATGTTTATATACTCATTAGCAAATGAGTTGAAAAAATCTGTAAGTGAATTATGTCAAACTTTAACTCTTGAAGAGATGATAGGTTGGGCTGCTTTCTACGATATAAGAAATGAAGAACAAAAAAAAGAACAAGATCAGACACAAAGAAGAAGCGTTCTGCGTAAAGCAAGGTAGAATAGGATATATGTTTTGCTAATTAGGTCGAAATGGCTATTAAACAGATTGATGTTGTAATAAATACCAGTAGAGGCGAAAAGAATATGAGGCAACTCAATAGAGTTGCACAACAGGTAGAAAAAAGTTTTGGAAATATAAATAAGTTAAAAATAAATATAAAAACAGATCCAGCACAAGCAGCATTAAAAAGATTAACAGCACAGATAGAGCAAGGAAAACAAACTATTAATACCTTTATGGATGGTAATAGAATCAATAATTTTAAAAATAAAATATCGGGTATAAAAGAAGAAATGATGCTTGTTAGAAAAGCATTTGAAGATGCAGGAAGAGCAACTGATAGACAAAGAGCAGCAACAACTTTATTAGCAGGAAATTTTAAGGCATTAAGATTAGAAGCTACCGCTTTTGCAATGGCAAGTGGTACAGATCCTAAAAAAACTATTGGTAGTGTTGATGCAAGATTAAAAGAAATAGAAGCGTTCCCTAGAACAATACTTGCTGGTAATGAAGCAATGTCAATGCTTAAGCGTATGCAAGAGATGACTATTGTTGGTTCAGAGGAATTTTTAAGAATAAGTAAAGCAATAGGAAGGCAGTTAGGAATAAATGCAAATATCCAAAGTCAGGCAGCTAGAGCAGCTAAACCATTTACTGCTGCTACTGCTTTTGTTACTCAGGAACAAATAAATGCTTTAGGAGGTGCGACTCTTGTACCACCAAGTAGAAGATTACCAGCAGCAGGTCAAACCAGTAGTCAATTTTTGACTCCAACAAATATGCAAAGAAAAGTTGCTAGACAACGTCTTGAGAGTTCAAGTAAAGTTTTAAGAAATGAAAAAGAAATTACTGAACAAAATGCAAAACAAGCATCTATTAATAGAAAAGCAGCTTTTAGAAGATTAGAAAATATTAGAAGAATTAGAAAACAGAGGAGACAGGAACAATTCTTAGGTGCAGGTTTTCCATTGTTATTTGGTGGAGGAGCAGGAGCAGTTGGTGGTAGTATTTTAGGTTCTGCATTGGCACCCAAAGGAATGGGTTTTGGTTCTCAGATATTAGGGAGTGCTTTAGGTACTTTATTAGAACGTAATCTTCAGCAAATTACTGCTATTGGTAATGCTGCAAGAGAAGTTAATCTAGATGCTCTGGAAGAATCCTCTATTGGTGTAAATAGAGAATTAGCAAAAACAGTTACATTGTTAAAACAACAAGGTGAAACAGAAGAAGCTAGAAAACTTATACAAGAAGAAATAGCTATGCAAACTGGTGCAACACCAGGAACATCTACAGATATAGCAAATAATATTAATTTATTAACTGCTGAGTTTCAAAAATTTGGAGCAGCAGCAGCTACAGCATTAGGAATAATTAGTGCTCCCTTTATTACTGCTTTAACTGGAGTATTACGATTAATAAACGGAATTTTATTTGCATTTAATAGTTTTGCTTCTGTTATTGGTTTTGTTTTGAAAGAAATAACTTCATTGATAGAAAAATTACCTTTTGGAAAGAGATTAATAAATGCAATAAATAAAGATATTGAAAACGCAAATGAAATAGTTACTGGTACTGGTAAAGCATTTGACCAATATATTATTGATTTAGGAAAAGAAAAAGAATTTATAATGCAGAGAATTGAATTAGGAGATAAGGAAGCTTCAATAAGACAAAAAATAGCAGAAGCGGTTGCAATATATGGAGAAGAAAATGAAGATGCTATAGAAAAAGCTGTAAGAGCAGTTGCAGCAGCCGAAGAGCAAATGGCTCAAGTGCAAAAGCTAAAAGATCTATATAGAAGTATTGGTCAAACAGTAGAAGATGGTTTGGTAAAAGCTATTCAAGGTGCAATAGATGGAACTAGAACTCTTGGAGATGTTGCTCGTAGTGTATTCCGTGAAATTCAAGCATCATTAATAAGATTTGGCGTTAATTCTTTACTAACAAGTATATTCCCAGGTTCTAGTTTTTTTAGAGCTAATGGTGGAACTGTTAGCAAAGGTAAAAGTTATATTGTTGGGGAACGTGGTGCAGAAATGTTTGTGCCAAATGCAGGTGGTCGTATAGTTCCTAATTCTGATCTAGGTGGTTCAACTAATATTGTGGTAAATGTAGATGCCTCTGGTTCCAATGTTCAAGGAGATGGACAAGATTCAAAAGCATTAGGTCTTGCATTATCAGCAGCGATAGAATCAGAATTAATTAAACAGAAAAGACCTGGAGGTTTACTAGCATAATGGCTACTTTTCCATCAATTACACCTACATATGGACAACAGAAAAGTTCTGCACCATTAACTCGTACTGTTCGTTTTGCTGATGGCTATGAACATAGAATATTATTTGGACTTGCTGCACATCAAAATCCAAAGATTTATGATTTTACTTTTGAAGTATCGGAAACAGATGCAGACACCATAGAAGGTTTTCTTGATAGTCGTGCCAATGATAGTGCCAGCTTTACTTTTACTCCACCAGGAGAAGGGTTTACAAAAACAGGAACTTATTCTCAATCAGGAACTACAGTAACAATTACGATTACAAGTCACGGTGTAGCTGTAGGAGATGAACTTACTATTGATTACACTTCTGGATCTGCAACTGATGGTACATTTCTTGTCGCTTCGAGCAACAATTCAAGCAACATTTAGAGAGGTGTTTGAACCATGAGCAGTTCTGCTATTGTTAGCAATCTTCAGAATATAAATCCGTCAGCAATAATTGAACTTTTTACTTTACAACTTGATAATAATTTACATGGTGCTACTACTATTTATAGGTTTCATGCAGGTAGTAGTTTAAAAGATAATGGAGAGATAGTTTGGGCTGGTAATAGTTATCAAAGATTTCCAATAGAAGCTGAAGGTTTTGCTTTTCAAAAGGGTCAATTACCAAGACCTACATTAACTGTCAGTAATGCACTAGGAACTATCACAGCTATTTTGCTAAGTGTAAATACAACAACTGCTGGTAATGATCTTACTGGTGCAACTGTTACTCGTATTAGGACTCTTGCCAGATTTTTAGACGCTGTTAATTTTCCTGGAGACATCAATCCTTACGGAACACCAGATTCTACAGCAGAGTTTCCACAGGAGATATATAAAATTGATAGAAAATCAGCAGAAAACAGAGATGTGGTAACTTTTGAATTAGCATCTGTATTTGACCTTGCTGGTATTCGTGCTCCTAATAGACAATGCACTAGAGCCGAGTTCCCTTCTATTGGTACGATTGCAACATGAATTGGAAAGACGCTGCACTTAACCATGCTGAAACAGAAGATCCAAAAGAATCTGTTGGTCTTTTGCTAAATATTCGAGGAAAAGAAAGGTATTATCCTTGTCGTAATCTTTCAATGACAGCACATCAATGTTTTATTTTAGATCCAGAAGATTATGTAAAGGCTACTAATGTAGGAGAAGTCACTGCTGTTGTTCATAGTCATCCGACAACACCTCCAGAAGCTAGTCAGGCAGATAAAGTTGCCTGTGAACAAAGTGGACTTCCATGGCATATTGTTAATCCTAAAACAAAGAAATGGGGATATTACGAACCACAGGGATATGAAGCACCTTTACTTGGTAGGCAATGGGTATGGGGTATCACAGATTGTTGGAGTTTGGTAAGAGACTATTACAAACAGGAAAGAGGTATAGAGTTGAAAGATTATGAAAGAACTATTACTCCAGAAGAGTTTATGAAAGATCCTTTATTTGAAAGTTATGC